TGCCATACAACATCGCCGCATGCAACAGCTCGGGCTACAACTACGCTTCCGGGCGTCTCGATCACCAGACCTACTACAAAGCCATTCGTGTGGAGCAGGCTCACCTCGCCGAAGCAGTGCTCGATCGCATCTTCGTCGCTTGGGTGGCGGAAGCCATGCTTACTCCCGCGCTGTCCATGCTTCGGCGCATGCGCGGCCTCGCCCATCAATGGTTCTTCGATGGCACCGAACACGTCGATCCGGCCAAAGAGGCCAACGCTCAGGCCACGCGTCTAACCAGCAATACCACAACGCTTGCCACCGAGTTCGCCCGGCAAGGCAAGGACTGGGAAGTCGAGCTGCGCCAGCGTGCCAAAGAGAAACAGTTGATGACCGAGTTGGGGCTCACGGAGGAGCCTCGATCGGTCATCGACATTGAGAACGAAGAAGACAACGAGAGCGAAGACGAAGATAAGGAGGTCGACACGGATGTCGAAGCCCGACAAGCAGCCTGAGTTTCTGACGTTCCGCTGCCCGCTGACCGTCGAGGCCGCCGGCGAGTCGGACAAGCAGATGCCGCGATTCCGGATGGTGGCGTACACCGGCGGGACGATGCGGATCAACGGATTCCCGCATCCGGTTGTCGTTGACCTCGAGGGCTTGGCCGTCGAGCGCCAGGACATTCCCGTTCGCCTCGATCACAAGCCGCACCAGGGCGTGGGCCATACCCAGCGCGTGGCCATCGAAAATGGCCAGGTGATTGCCGAGGGCATGATCAGTCGCGACACGAGTTGGGCGCGCGACGTCGCCAAGAGCGGAGTGAATGGTTTTCCGTGGCAGGCCAGCATCGGCGCGGCTGTGGTGGACGCCGAGTTCGTGCCCAACGGCCAGCGCATCACCGTTAACGGCAGGACGTTCGATGGGCCCTTGCATGTGGTCCGACAAGCCGTCCTCAAAGAGATTTCGTTCGTCGACAGCGGCGCGGATACGGCCACCTCAGCCCGAATCGCCGCCCAGAATAAGGAGCAACCGTCCATGGACGACAACAACGTCACCACCGCCAAAGACACGGCGCAGCACGCGACGCAGACGAACGACACCGGCGCGCCCAACAATGGCGAGCAACCGACCAAGGCCGAACCCAAGACGGACAAGCCGCAGGATTCGAATCCCCCAGCTTTGGATGCCGCAGCGACGCCCACCACCGTCAACGCGTCCGCGGCCGACGCCGATCCGGTGATCCAGATGCGCCGGCAGATGGCGGCCGAGACGCGCCGCCTCGAAACGATCCGCAAGGTCTGCGGTGGCAAGCACCCCGACATCGAAGCCCAAGCCATCGAAGAAGGCTGGGACGAAGCCCGCACCGAACTGCACGTGCTGCGCGCTTCGCGCCCGCTGGTGACGGCGGTTCACACCCGCTCGCACAACGGCAGTCCGCAAGTCTTCGAAGCCGTCGCCCTGATGGCCGCGGGCCTGCCCAATTCGCGGATCGAAGCGATCTATGCCGAGCCGATCCTCGATGCCGCCGACAAGCTGCGCGGGGTGGGCATCCAGGAGTTCTGCGAGCTGGCGTGTGGTCAACAACTCCCCCGCTTCCGCCGTGATGCTTCGGGCTGGCTGGAAGCGGCCTTCAGCACCCTGAGCTTGCCGGGCATCCTCAGCAACATCGCCAACAAGATGCTGCTCGAAGGTTACAACTACATCGAGGACGCCTGGCGCCGGATCGCCAAGATCGCCAGCGTCAACGATTTTAAGGAGCACACCCGCTACCGCATGACCGGCAGCTTCCAGTTCCAGCAGGTCGGTCCGGACGGTGAACTCAAACACGGCAAGCTCGACGAGCAGACGTTTGGGCAGAAGGCCGACACCCACGGGATCATGTTCGCGCTGACCCGCCAGATGATCATCAACGATGACATGGGCGCATTCACCGACATCCCCCGGCAGATCGGTATGGGCGCGGCGGAAGCGATCGCCGACGCGGTGTGGGGGCTGTGGCTGGGAAACCCGGTCCAATCCGACGGCAAGACGTTCTTTCACGCCGACCATGGCAACTACGTCGAGGGCGCCGATTCCGCGCTGTCGGTCGATGGCCTGACCGAAGCGGAAGTGACCTTCGGCAAGCAGACCAAGCCCAACGGCAAGCCGCTGGGCATGCCCGCCCGGATCCTGCTGGTGCCCACGGCGCTCAAGGTCCCGGCCGAGATGCTCATGAAGAGCGTCCTGCTCAACGAGACCACCACGGCCAACAAGGCAAAACCCTCCACGAATCCGCACGTCGGTAAGTTCGAGGTCGTCTCCAGCGTCTACCTGTCCAACGCGTCGTTCACCGGCGCGTCGAGCAAGGCGTGGAACCTGCTCGCCGATCCGAATCGGCTGCCGGCCATCGAGGTTGCGTTCCTCAACGGCGTCGACCAACCGACCGTCGAGAAGACCGACGCCGACTTCAACACGCTCGGCATCCAGTTCCGCGGTTACATCGACTTCGGCGTGCGGGAGCAGGACTACCGCGGCGCGCTGCGAATGAAGGGTGAAGCGTAATCAGGCGGGAGTCTGCAGCGGAATAACCAACAGCATGGCGGTTGATTGCTGCGGACCACAGTCTGCAGACTACAGACTTGCCCCAACGGAGTGACGCAAAATGGCACTGTCTACATTCATTCATGACGGCAACAGCATCGACCACACGCCCGGCTCGGCGGTTGCAGCCGGCGCGGTGGTCGTTCAGGGCGAATTGATCGGCGTCGCCAAGGTGGACATCCCGGCCAACGCGCTGGGCGCGCTGGCGGTGACTGGGGTTTTTGATTTTCCGAAGGCGACCGGTGCAAGTACCGCCATCACAGCCGGGGCGAACGTGTACTGGGACGCGACCAACAGCGTGGCGACGACCGACGATGACACCGGCAACAACAAGCTGCTGGGCAAGACTGTGCTCGCCGCGGCCGATGCCGACGCGACCGTGCGCATTCGGATGAGTCAATAGGCTGTCGCGGAGCGACCCATGAACTTGCTCGAACACGGCGCGGCCTGGCTGGACGGTCAGCGCCACCAGCATCTGACGCGCACTGTCATGTACGAGCGTGGCGTGGACTCCGTCGAACTTGCCGCCACGATCGGTCGGACGGAATTCGAGCAGGCTGACGACTACGGCGTGCTTCATCGGATCGAAGCGCGCGACTACCTCATTCGCGCGGTGGACTTGCTGCTCGCCGGTGAAACGGTGCTGCCCAAGGCCGGTGATCAGATTCGGGAGACTGACGGCGCAGTGACGCACATTTATGAGGTGATGGCGCCGGGCGGCGAACCGCCATGGCGCTACAGCGATCCGTACCGCGTGGCGCTGCGGATTCATACGAAGCACGTGAAAACGGAGACTGCGTGATGACGGTGGCTCAGCGCATCAACGGCCATGCCAAGTGGATCGCGATGATGGTGGGTGTGATCAGCCTGGTGGCCGCGGGCACGTATCAGCACACCCGCGCCGTCGAGCAACTCGCCGGCATCAAAGGTGACGTGGCCCGTATCGAACGCGCCCAAGCCGAACAGGGCCGCACGCTCGATTCGCTGAAACAGGCGGTGTGGACACTGGCAGCCGCGCGCGGCGTCAACATTCCTACGACGAGAGGTTCGCAGCCGTGAGTACCGTAATCGATGTCGCCGATGCTGTCGTTGCGAGTCTGAATACCGGCTCGTTCGGGGTGCCGCTGAATGCCGTCCGTAAGTACGTGCCGGTTGTCGAGTTGTCGAACCTGACCGAACTGAACGTTACGGTTGTGCCGAAGTCGGCTGAGATCACGACGGCCACCCGCACCAGCAGCTACTTCGACTGCACGATCGACATCGGCATCCAGCAAAAAGTGAATCCGGATGAACCGACGGAACTCGATGCCCTCGCGGATCTGGCCGAGCAGATCGTCGATCACCTGCGACTGAGTTCGCTCGACGCGTTACCGAGTGCGGCGTGGCTGTCGATTGCCAACGAACCGGTGTTCGCACCCGAGCATCTTGATCAACAGCGGGTGTTTACGAGTGTCGTAAGCGTGACGTATCGGGTGAGGAGATAGGACGTGGCCAACAACGTGGTGCTCATGTACGAGGACCTGACCAGCGATTGGGTCCGATTGGTGGACGAACCGCTGGTGGCGAACTTCACGATTACGTCAATGAGCACAGGCGGCTTCGCCATGTCGGGCACGCTTTTTGAGATTCGCCAAGGCTCGGACACGACCTATTGGCCGTTGGGTGTGCCTTTTGAACTGTCCGGGGTGGACCTGAGCACGCTGGAGTTCCGTTCGACATTTGAATTCGTGAGGTTGGGCGTGATCGGCAACACGCGCTGAGGAGTACGCAGCATGGCAATCAAGCTGGGCATGAACGGGAAGATGTACTACCTCGGCACGGGAACGCGCGCCAGTTGGGGATCTCCTGATGCTGACGGTATCTACGGTGGCTCGGCACCGGCCGGCCTGGTGGAATTTGGAAACGTCCGCGACGTGACTTTGAACCTCGAGGAAGGCGAAGCGGACGTGACCACCCGCGCCAACAATGGCTGGCGGGCGACCGAACCCACGCTCAAGGAGGGCAGCGTCGAGTTCGAGATGGCATACGACCCAGCCGACACGGGCTTTGCGAAGATTCTCGGGGGATGGCTCAACCGCACGGTGCTGCCCATGGCCATCCTCGATGGTGACGAAACCGTCGTTGGCACGATGGGCTTATGGGCCGACTTCAAGGTGATCAGTTTCTCCAAGGGCGAGCCACTCGAAGAAGGGCAAATGGTCAGTGTCACGATCAAGCCGGCGTACTCCGACGTTGCGCCAGAGTGGGTGAAGGTGACTTCATGAAGCAGTTCACCGACAACGCTGGGCGCACCTGGACGATCGCCATCAATGTGGATGCGATCAAACGAGTGAAGGGTATGCTCGACGTGAACCTGCTGGAGATCGTCGAGGGCACGCTGATCGAACGCTTGATCCGCGATCCCGTGCTTCTGTGCGACGTGGTGTACGTGGTCTGCAAACCGGAAGCCGACGAAAAAAACGTCAGCGATGAGGATTTCGGTCGGGCGATGGCCGGCGACGCCATCGAGCACGCAACGAAGGCGGTGCTCGAAGAGCTCGTGGGTTTTTCCCCGAGCCCGAGGGATCGGGCGAATCTGACGCGGGTACTCGAAACGACATGGCGGGTGATGGACAGGGCACGCGACATGGTCGAAGCCAAACTGACCAGCAACGAACTCGAAAAGAGCATCGAACAAGCGCTACAGAATGCGAGCGACTCATCTGGCAATGCGCCGGTGTCCTCGGTCTCGAACCCGGGCGATTCACCCTCGACGAGTTGACCCGTATGGCCGAAGCCCGAACACGCGATGATTGGGGCCGAATATCTTCGCTGATGGCGCTGCTGGCCAACTGCAATCGTGACCCGAAAAAATCCCGCGCGTTTCGACCCAGTGATTTTGATCCATTCAACCGAACCGTCCACCAACCCATCCAAGCAGACTTCGCCCTCTTGCGTGAAGTATTCGTGAAGTGAAAAGAAAACGCCTGGGTATGGATGCCCGGGAAAAATCGTTAGGCACCAAACAGGAGATTGTACATGCCTCTTCCGGAAGAAGTCGTGTCGAGTGTCGCATCAACCAACTTCAAGTCGCTGGGCGACGGTCCTTCGTTCTACCACAACCTGGCGATGAGCAACTCGGTGAACCAGCAGAATCTCGCGGCGCAGAACGCGATCGCGCAGCAGCAGGCGCTGGGCACCGTGCTCACCACCGCGGTGGGCAAGATCGTCAAGT